CGAGTCTTTAGAATTTCTTGTAGAAGAAACTAATAGACAAGAACCTCAAAAACATTACATTACTGGTCCTTATATGATGGCTGACAAGCAAAATCAAAATGGCCGTGTATACCAATTATCTGAAATGGTTGATGAAGTCGATCGTTATACTAATAACATGATTAAGACTAGAAGAGCAATTGGAGAAATGAATCACCCTCAATCAACTGAGGTTAATCCAGTCAATGCGTGCCATCTTGTTACTGAACTAAAACAAAACGGAAATTATTTTATGGGCAAGTCTTTAATTCTTGACACTCCTATGGGTCAATTATTAAAATCTTTAGTCAAAGATAAAATTCAAATGGGCATATCTACGAGAGGCCTTGGCAATCTTGCTGAATCTTCAAATGGAAAGATGGTTTCAAATTTTCATTTAATTTGCTTAGACGTTGTACACCAACCATCCGTACAAAACGCAATGCTTGAGTCTATTCTCGAATCTAGAGAATGGACCATAGGAACAGACGGAACAATTATTGAAGTATCTGCAAATGCTTACAAAAAATTAAAAGAGTCTATTTCCAATCTTCCAAAAAAAGAAACTGATTTATTTCTTAAAGAACAACTAATGACCTTTATTAACATTCTGAAGAAAGGTAAATAAGATTATGGAAACACCAAAAAATAATATTAAAGGATTTATTTCCCAAATTGTTAGCAAAGACTATAGTCAAGCTAATCAAGCTCTTCAAAAAATTATTGAGGATAAATTAAAAGAACGCATCAAGACCGCGATTGCTCAAAAAAATTAACCTAAGTTAGATAAATAAAATATAGTATGATCAAGAACATTCTTAGCGAACAATTCAAAGATCTGATTACAGACGAAACTCTCAATGTAATTGAGGAAGCGTTCCATCAGGCAGTTGAAGAAAAAACAAAAGAAAAAATTCAGCTCGAAACTGAAAACGTAACTCAAAAACTCAACGAACGTTTTAATGAACAATTAAATGAGACAGTTGAAAAGATTGATGAGGATCATTCCGCTAAACTTAAAAAATTGATTGAAGCTATTGATATGGATCATGCATCAAAGCTACAAAAGCTTGTCAAAGGAATCGACAAGAAACATACATCAATGTTGCAACAAATTGTCGAGAAGTATGAAAATCAGCTCGTTCAAGAAGCTAAAGGTTTTCAAGAAAAGCTTGTAGAAGAAGTATCCAATTATTTGGATCTCTACATTGACAAAAATTTACCAACAGATCAAATTTCAGAAGCAGTTCAAAATATTAAAGCTGTACAACAATTGACTAAGATTCGTCAGATTGTTGGAATTTCTGAAGAATTTATTGATTCAGAAATTAAAGAAGCTTTAGTTGACGGCAAGAAGACAATTGATTCTCTTAGAGCAGAATTAAACGAAGCTCTTAAAGAAAACGTCGAGCTCAATCAAAGAGCTAATAAAGCTGAAGCTTCAGTTGTTTTGGAAAATAAAACAACCGACATGCCTTCTACTAAAAAACAATTTATCACAAAACTTCTTGGAAACAAAACACCTCAATACATTGAAGAAAACTTTCGATATGTAGTTGATATGTTTGAAAAAGAAACTCAAGAAGAAGTAGATGAAATTAAAGAATCAGTAAAAACACAATTTGTAAAAACCCCACAAATTGATCGTCCTCAAATCATTGAGGAAAAACAAGATTTCAATAATGAGATTGATCGCAACAATCCTTCAAGTGAAGGCGTAAGCGGCTATCTGAACGAGATGAAGAACCTAAGCAGATTTGCTAGGTAATTCACTCACAATAAAACAAAAAACAAAGGAGACAAAAAAAAACTATGGCTAACTTAATGCATATAAACAAAGATTACGCTCAACAACTCGTCGAGAAATGGAGTCCAGTATTGGATTTCAAATCCGATAAAGTTTCTGAGATCGCAAATGAAACAACTCGTCTAAACACTGCTATTCTCTTGGAAAACCAAGAAAAATGGTGCTTACGCGAAGGTAACACAGCCGGTACAGGTGGTGTTTTCGGAGCTCATCAGCCTACTGCTGGTACATTCTCTGGAGATCGCTACGCTGCTGGTGATGCCCGCTTGCCTAAAGTTCTCATCCCGATGATTCGTCGTACATTCCCAGAGCTCATTACTAATGAGATCGTTGGTGTACAGCCAATGACAGGACCTGTTGGTCTTGCATTTGCTATGCGCTACAAGTACGAAGCTGATTCGCTCGGAGCCTCTGTTAATGGTGGAGACGGCAGCATTAATGCTGGCGAACGCATTAACAATTCAGGTTCACACCTTTCAATTGGTGTTGATCCTGCAACAGGAGCTCCTGCCGGAAAAGAACTTGGTTACAACTACCTTAACACAGCATTCACTGGTGTCACTTCTGACGCTCTCAGTGGCCTTGCTGGCGTTTGGGATGGTGTTGCTGAAGATTCAGGCGTTGGTGCTCTGATGCAACAATTTGAGCTCAGCTCAAAAATTCCTCAGATTACCGTTTCGTTTGAGAAGACAGCCGTCGAAGCTCTAACCCGTAGGTTGGCAGCAAGATGGTCCGTCGAGCTCGAGCAGGATCTTAAAAATATGAATGGTATTGACATCGATACCGAACTCACTAATGCTATGTCCTATGAGATTCAGGCTGAAATCGACCGCGAAATGATCGCTCGTATGATTCAAGTCTGTCTCAATGCTGGTCCTGGTGTTGGATTTTCCACCTGGTCTGCTATCTCTGCTGATGGACGCTGGTCCGGAGAGCGTGCACGTGACTTCTACAACAGACTTGTTGTTGAAGCAAACCGTGTCGCTATTCGCAATCGTCGTGGTGCCGCTAATTTCATTATCGCCACCCCACGTATTTGCGCAATCCTCGAGACCTTGCCGAACTTCACATGGATGCCAGTCAATGGTAATGTAAACACTCAGCCAGTCGGTATTGCTAAGGTAGGTTCTGTTGGAAGTCGTTTCCAAATTTATCGTGATACTCGTACAGAAGCTCAACTCAACGGTTCTGGCTATGATGCCACCAATAGAAACGGTGGATATCCAAATCCTAAGCGCCAAAAACCGCTTGATTACGCTTTGCTCGGCTACAAAGGAGCTGAGTACTACGATTCCGGTATCGTATATTGCCCTTACATCCCTGTAATGGTGCAACGTACAATTGGACCAAATGACTTCAGTCCTCGCGTTGGATTGTTAACAAGATACGGTGTTGTTGATCACATTTTTGGTGCATCACTCTACTACCATCTTATTATCTGCCAAGGCTTGGGTCAATCATTCGTACCTGGTCAAGCTGCAACATATCTCTAATAAGATATTTGCTTTCAGACAGCTAATCTTGAAACCCGGTCGAAAGACCGGGTTTCTTTTTTTATAAAAAAATATACAACGTTATTGACAAACCTTATTTGTATATTAATATAATATTATGAGTAACAATCAAGCAGGGAAAGGCTCAAAGCCAAGGCCAGTCGTTAAATCAAAATACGACGAACACTTCGACGCGATTAAATGGAAGGCTGATCAAAAACAGAATCAAACTTCCGTGATTAAAAAAGGTAAAATTACCTATAAATATTAACTGATTGTAATTTCTACAATCTTATCAAAAAACGTAGAAGATACTTTTTTTGATTGAATGGGGAGATTGTTTACCTTTAAAGAGTTTAAACGGTAATCAAAGTAAGCTAAATTTTCTTCTGGATATGTTTCCATATTAAATGGAATTGGTATATCAAAATTTTCTTGAGTATTCTTATCATTAAGCAATGATAACTGAACAAAAAAATGCTGCCGTTTAAACAATAGCAATCTGCCTTTTTT